AGACAATCCCCACGGTGTCGGAGCCGGCTACGTCAAGACGCGCGGAAGGCGTTGTTTCGCCAATACCAACGTTGCCAGTATCTTGAATAGTAAAAAGAGTATCTGCACTATTTGTACGTACTCCAAAAACTCTTCCGGTTTGATTGTTGTCAGAGTCAATATTGAACAAAATTGATTCTAGTGCATCTATTTCTACACCATCTGCAACATCAAAATTTAAACCGTCAGTTGTAATCGTACCCGTGACATCAATGCCTGTGGCGGTGGTGGATAGTTTTACTGAATTGTCGTAATAAATATCAACTTTGCTATTTTCATACGCAGCTATAAACGTTTCAGTATCAGCGGCATTGTTAATTCTTAAATCAGCGGCAAGAAGTTTTAAATGCCCAGTTCCAGCGTCAGCAATAATGCTATGCGAGCCATTATGATAAATCTGTAGGTCAGACCCAGCACCAAAGATAGCCTTGCGGTTGTCAGCAAAAGTTACATCAGTGCCCGGATTAGTGCCTACCTCAATTACAGTACCGCCTGAGTCTTCTGTGTAGAGGCGCTTATTAGTTAAGTCAAATGCTGGTTCGCCTTGAACAAGATCTCCCGCTAGAGGCGCACCTGAGCCGTTCTTTAGTTTAATCGTGGTCGCCATTAGTACGAACCTCCATTAATAGTTCCTGTAATTTCAAAACCGTTTAAGTCTAAGTTACCACCTAACTGTGGGCTTGTGTCACCAATAAGATCAGGGTTGACTGTGTTCCAACTAGACCCATCGTAGATACGTGTTGTGTTGTCGCCTGTGTTGAAGTACCAGTCACCAGCAGTAACTGCGTTGCCGTTTAGGTCAACAGTCGGGTTAGACGCCTGTGCACCTAAGAAGAATCCGTCGATGGCTTCCTGAGCCGCTTCAGCAGCCGTCTGCGCAGCCTGTGCTGCCGTTGCAGAGGTAGCCGCACTAGAGGCTGAGGTAGCTGCGTTCGTTGCTGAGGTGGACGCTGAGGACGCGCTAGAGGCAGCGTTAGTTTCAGACGTACCTGCATTGGTCTCAGACGTAGCTGCGTTTGTTGCGCTGGTGCTAGCCGCAGACGCAGATGATGCTGCGTTAGTCTCACTTGTGCCAGCGTTAGTCTCAGACGTAGCTGCTGCTGTTGCTGATGACGATGCTGCTGTTGCGCTAGACGCTGCGTTGGTCTCAGATGTGCTTGCGTTGGATGCGCTAGTAGCTGCGTTAGTTTCGCTAGTCCCAGCGTTAGTCGCTGCTGTAGACGCTGTAGTCGCGCTAGAAGCAGCAGCAGTTGCGCTGGTTGACGCATTAGACGCAGACGTTGCTGCATTAGTCTCTGACGTACCTGCGTTAGTTTCTGATGTTGCAGCGTTAGTTGCGCTAGTGGATGCAGCAGAGGCGCTAGAGGCAGCGTTAGTCTCAGATGTGCCAGCGTTTGTTTCACTGGTGGACGCTGCAGATGCGCTAGAAGCTGCACTGGTTGCGCTGGTAGCTGCATTAGTTTCTGATGTGGCTGCGTTTGCTGCAGCAGTGGTTGCAGCGGTTGCGTCAGCCGCTACACCGGATTCACTAGCAGCGGCGTTGGTTGCGCTTGTAGCCGCAGCAGTAGCACTGGCAGCAGCTTCGTTTGCTTTAGTAGTGGCAGTCTGAGCGTTCTGGGCTACCTGAGACGCATAGGCATCTGTAGAGGCATCACCAGAACCACCGTCACCTCTATATATGGGCATAGACTACTCCTACAAAAACAAACAAGAAAAGGGGAAAAGGGACTCCGAAGAGTCCCCTTAGAGTTATCACTCGTCAGCGATAGCGATAACAAAACCTGCTTCTGGTCGGTACACTTCAACACCGTAGAGAGTGTCAGCAGTGTACAGAGTAGACAGGTATTCCTGCTTGTACTGAGTCTGAGACCGTACAGCCATCTGCTCTGCGTGGACGATAGCGTCCTTGTGGAAGAACAGACAACCACGAGTGTCAACAGACGAAGCACTGTTTTGAGCAGCTACTTCGATGACAGGACAGTTAGAAGAAACGTATACGTCTACGCCGTAGAGGTTTCCGATAAGTCCTGACTCAACACCACGACCACCTACGAAGTCAGAAGACACGTAACGGTCGATACCCATGATGGTTGAACGAGCCGCAGGAGGAACGATCAGTGCTCGATTCTCCATAGGTACGTCAGCATCGTCCATCAGCTTGATAGCTTGACGGAAGCCAAGGTCAGTAAAGTTGTCACCAGACGTTACAGTGTCAACGGCGTAGGCAGCAATGCCAGCAGCAGCGTTGAAGTAGTAGCTGTTTGATGCAACCCAGTCAGCACCAGTGTTTGCAGGAGCAAACGTCTTAGTGCCATCACCGAAACCAGTAGCGGCATTCATCAGGTCAGTGTCAACCTTCAGAGCCAACTGGTAACCAGCATCTTCAGTGTAGAACTGACGGAGGCTGTTGAGTGCCTGAGTCTCAACGATGTCTTCGATGAAACGTGAGTACTCAAAGTGACGATCTACAACGATCTGCAGTTCTGACTCAAGGTTTGCTTGAATCGTTACAGCAGTAGACTCTGACTTAGCAGAGGCAGCGCCACGGACGGGCTTAGGTACGTGAATGGTGTCGCCTTTCTTGCCAGTCATAGAAATCTTTTTGACAAGAGGTGACATCTTGAGGTTCTTTTGGTAAGCAGCAATTACTTCATCACTCCAGATTTCGGGGATGAAAGTAGCAGCGGCTGTCTTATCGACAATCGCATTTGCTAATGGATAAGTTCCAGAGGTTTCGCCAGCCATGATAAATCTCCTTTAGATTAGGCTATTTGACACGACCCTCTGCATATGCCTTGAATATCTCATCGGATAGACTCTGGTAACGCTCTGGGTCGGTCTTCATTAACTTAATAATATCAGCACGACGATAGACTTTCTTTCGTTGACCCTCTCCTGTTCCTCTAGCGTTGCCTGTGCTAGCAGACTTTAGCTGTTGCTTACGTGCTTGCTTTTCAACTGCGGCGGTTTGTTTAGCCACCTGATTACGCTCCTTCCAGAGCGAGAACAGTTCGTTTGCAGCATCGTAATCGTATGCTTGGTCTGCTTGTACAAACAGTTGAGTCCGTATCTTAGATCCTTGTACCCATTCAGCAAACTTACCGTCTTGCAAAATTTCTTGCATGTCGGGATGGTTAGCTTGTAGCTGTGCCATCGTTGCTTGCTTTTTGTACTGCTGAGTATATTCCTCAGCTTCACGGATTTTTGGATGGTTCTCAATCGCTCGACTAACAGCAGTCTTAGGATCAGTAAAGAAGTCTATATCGTCTTCTTCTTGCTGTTGTTCAGGTGCTTGTTGCTGTGCGAGTTGTGCCTGAATGTAGTCGTCAACGACCTTACGTAGTTCACCAACCTCAGAGCTTTGTTTACCAAGCAGCTTTTCAGCCTCTTGGTGCATCTGGACAACATCCTCTAGGGACTTACCCTGATACTTCTCTGGTATAGTTTCCGGTTGAGCTACCTCTTCTTCTTGAGACTCAAAGGATTCTTGTTGTTCTACTACGTCTGTTTCGTTGTTGTCTTCTTCGGGGCGCTCGTCTATGAGTTGTGCTCTTGACATTATTTAAGTTCTCCGCCTATCTGGTTATGGAGTTTTACCAGCTTTTTCGTGTTCTCGTACCCACTTCATGTGCCTTCCCGGAAAGTCACCGGATGCACCGTCTAGTACGCACTGTGTTGCTGATATGACTTTTGTAGCGTTCGCGCCACAACCGCACCTACTGGTTGTTACATTACTAGCTACAAATTCTTCAAATAGATGACCATTAGTACATCGAAAGTCGTATACTTTAATCATCTTCTTCTTGTTCTTTTGATTGATCATCAAATGCGTTATTAACAGCAGTCTCTAAATTAATAACGTGAGCCAATACGTTTAACTGTCCTTTGCGGAAGTACATATCGTCTACGTCTTTAGTAGCTTCTACAGAGTTAATAACAACTGCATTTTGGGTTAGTTCTTCGATTAGCTGTTTCCATCCTTCTGAACGGAAAAGGTCGAA